TTTTACTTGTATCTGTTTTGATATAGTCATTTAACTCTTTTTGTAAATCTTCAACCTTACTCTTTAAATCATCTTCAGACTTTAATTGACGTTTAAGCATAAACCAAAGTACAGCTCCTAATCCAAGTACTATTACACCTAATGCTCCATATTGGGTTAAGGTTTCAAATATTCCAAATGATGGAACAGCTTGTAAAAATATAGTTAACTGGCTCATTTTCTATCTCGTAATTCTTTTTCTAATTCATTAATTTTAGCTTGCATAGCATCTTTTTCAGCCATGTTACGTTTAAACATATACCATCCAACAGCTCCTAAAGCTAACACTACTAAACCTAATGCTCCGTAATTAGCTAATTGTTCAAATATTCCAAAATTGGTAGCTGCTGCTTCTAAAAAAATTTGTGTCATGTGTTTTATTTTTTACTGTGTAGATAATTGCTCATTATGTTTCCAATCGCGCCTACTTTTTGGCGGATGAATATCCATTCGTCTTTAACTATTTTATGTTTTTTCTCAATGTAATGAATACCCATAACACCTATGATGCGTCCATCTAAATCAGTTAATGATAATAAGTAGATTGATTTACATTTACCACCGGTTGTTGTGTTAAGTAAATATGAGTTAGTTGTCTCAGCATCTTCAATTATCACTTCTCCATTTTCATATAATTCAGATAATGGTTTATTAAATAATGATACAGGTATATTTTGATAAATATTTTTAACTGATTCAATACTTGGGTGAAGTACCTCATAGAATATAGAAAACTTCTGTATTGATTTGCCAGTTGGATAGAAATGACCACCGTTATGGAATTGAGCTATAAATATTTGATCACATTCCAACTCATCAAGCATAATATCTAATTGATGTTCAATTTGTTCATTATACTTAATAGCATCAGGTAGTGGGTCTGATTTCTTTTTATCAGTTTTTGATTTAACCCATTCCAACAACACAGGTCCTAACACTGATGTAATAAGAGCTATTACAACTGGGATTAAAATTTCCATCATCTCTTTTCTGTTTCTTTTATTTTAGTAAACTATAGTACTCATTGAAGTGTTTGATACGATCAGGTAAACCAATTGTACCACCGTTAACTCGCTTAGTAACTGCAGTGACAGTTGCTTCATCAGCACCCTTATCACATATTGACCATAATTTATTTGAATCGAAGAAAAATGCTGCTGACGCTAATGGGTATTTAGTAGCAACTAAATCAGGATTAGCAACTGTGTCTTCACCTATGAATTTAGCAAAGTTAGTATAATTAGACTTACCAGTTAATTGAATATAACCACGCCCACGAAATTTATATCCTTCACCTGTTGATTCATCTCCGTTACCCATTCTTGATCCATAAACACGAGATGCAATTTTCTCAGGTTGACGAGCATATGAAGCAGCTAAGTCACCAGGGAAATATTTTCCAAATATTCTCTTTAAACCATCAGTTGAGTAGTTTAAGTTCTCACTTATTGCTTTGAATCCACCTGACTCATGTCCACATTGTGCTAAGAAATGAGCTAAACGAAGTGGAGTAGTGATATTAAATTTAGCTGCTGTGTCTGGTATTTGAGCTATTACAGCATCAGGAACGTGTCCTTTTAAAGCATCTAATTTGAATGAACTAGGAGGAATCACTGTAGTAACAGGAGTTGGAGCTACTGCTCCAAACATTTTACCCCATGTTCCATCTCCTACAATACCATCAGCTACTAAACCATTTTTCGCTTGCCATTCTTTAACTTTAGCTTCAGTCATTGGGCCAAAACTTCCATCTGCTGGCAAACCTAATAGTGTTTGAAGTTGTTTTACTTCCTCTCCTTTCGAACCATTTTTAAGTAACATAGTAAATCGTTTAGTGATAAATATCACCTACTTTTTACTTTTCGCAATCACAGTCAACAATTTCTTCATCCATTCCTAAACAAAAAGCTACATCACCAATTTGTGGTTTCTTGTTAGTATAATACATAACTCCATTCTCAGTTACCACCTGCCATTTCATATCAATACTTTTATCTACATTTCTTTCTACAGATACTACTTTAATAGGCCATGCCTTAGTAGTGTCAGTTGGTATGATTGGTTGTGGACTCACAGTGACAGTGTCAACACGAGAAATAAGAATTGGTGGCGCTGTGATTAAATCACAACTAATTAAACTTACACTTAATAGTGTTAAAAATACTTTTTTCATCTTGATTCTACTTTTATTTGTTTTGCTTCTTCTTTATCTAATATAAATGCTAGACCTGAGCCTACAGCCACTAATAATGAGTTGTCATTAACGTGGCATACTTTGATTTCACCCCCATTACTAAACCTATTATCGATTGTCTCGATAACATTATAGACTCTAGGATATATCGTTACTTCACTTAATCTCATAATATAGTTGGATAATCACCTACTTTAAACTCTCCGTCCTCATAAACCAAAAACTTATTTGAAGTGTCAAATGTATCAATAAAATAATATCTACCACCTGTTGATTTACCTTCAATATCAATCTTTTTAACATGAGTATGACCTACTACTTGGATATAATCTTCTTTTAAGAATGTATCTCTATTACCAGCTATTAATGCTTGAGGGCGAATCCAAATTGGTGTTTGTGTTTTAGAGTTACCATATGGGTCAATTCCATAAAACATAAACTTATTAGGTTGATACTCCCAAATAGCGTTTACAAAATCAGCTATTGTACCTGGATCTACTCCTGGTTCATATTTGTTTTGATATGTCAACCAATCACTTCCAATACCAGCATGTGTAAATAAGATATTATCTAATTGGTAACACATTTGCAGGTGATGTTTATTTTCTTGAAGTAACTGTCGAATCGCAGGTGCAGCACCTGCTTTATAACCTGAGTATGTCTCACCACCTGGGTAGTAATGATAGTCATGGTTACCCACTAACATAATTACCTCACACTCACCTTTTTCTTTAAACTCAATTATATCTTTAAAGTTAAGCATTTGCTCAGCAGGGCCAATGTCAAAACTATCAAAGTAATCTCCTATAAAAATAACTCGATCTGCTTGTTCTTGGAACACAATGTCTTTCCAAACATTGCGTCCATGAATATCTCCTAATACTATTGTTTTCATTTTACTAATTTCTTAATCTGAATAATGAAACGACGTTTAAAACATTTCATTGTAGTTGAAAATGTATCTACTGGTGTCTCAGTTCTTAACTCACTAAACGCTTTCTTCATCGCAATCTTAATCTTAGGATTAACTTTAATTAATTCAAAGAATTTATCTAAATGAGAAGATGATTTTGAGTTCCATCTACCATTATAAAACTCAGTTAATGTTACTCGAGTATCACTTATTGTATCAAATAAGTAAACTGTAACTGTCTTTTCCCAACTGTCTGAAACGAATTGTAATTCTTGATTACCTGAAAGTGTGACTGATTTGCTCATAACTATTATTATTTTTTATTATATCTAAATATAACAAAGAAAGGCCCGAAGGCCAAACATTTGTTATGAAAGGTTTTATTTAAAATGGAGTATCATATTCCGTTTCTTTTTTAGTTTCAAAATACTCTTTCAAAAATGACTCAGGATATGTCATCACCATACCTGTGTATTTAGGGTTAGATACTTGTCGTGTTGAGTGATTAACATTTTTTGCTCGCGCGGCAAGATATACTTCTTTACCTAAATGTTCACCTGCTGGTTTACCTAAGTATTCAAATAATGACATCATTTTATCCATTGATCACCTCCTCTAATGTTTTCCATTCAGCTTCGACTTCACCTTCTTCACTGAAGTTACCAGTAGCGATTGCTAAATGAATTACTGCGTTTTCATCTTTACCAATTGCGACTGCTCCAAAGCCCTCACAGAGATAATAATCAGTCATTGTACTGTTAGGCATTTCTGAAGCGATTGCTTCAATATCAAAATCCCAACCCATTTCCGGATCATTTTTTTCGACCCATTGTTTGCTAAATTCAGCCATAACTTTTATTTTATTTATACTTTAATATAATAAAAATAGGCCCGAAGGCCTATTTATTTTTAATCTAGTTTTAGATTTTAATAATCACCTAAGTCCCCACTAGACATACCTCTAGTACTACGACCTGGCATACCCATTCTGTCTATAGCAGGTAAATCATCTTCCATGTTAGAAAGTGGTTTTGGTTGGAAAATGTTATTAAAGTTTTTAGCTGATAATTCAATAGATTTAGCTTTAGCTTCTTCATAAGTGTATGGTCCAAAATCATATGGTGTGCTGTTTTTTTCAATACCATACATTTTCTTATCACCTCCCATTTCATCTAATGTTGGGTTTTTATCTAAACCCATTTGGTAATCAATTGTTTTATCTGAGTCGCCCATATCTTTATACTCACCAGCATTTATAAATGTTGGTATTCCACTTATAACTTTAGTGAATTGAACTTGGTCAGGTAATTCATCTACAGTTACTACTTTATTAAACCAACGTACTTGACCTCCAGGTCCAACCTTAGCTATTACTTCGTCTTTAGAATAAGTACCATAGTTGAAGTTATTTTCATTTTCAAGCAATAATTGATTGCGTCTCCATTCGTAGATGTTAAATGCCATAATTTTATTTTATTATAAATATATAATTATTTTTTCTCATGAGGGGTTAATAGTCCCTTTCCGTATTGTTTCTTTCGTTCCCAATATCTATCTTTAACAAATTGATGGATTGGAATTGGCTTACCATCATCATCAATGCGAACAAATTTCATTTTAGTGTGAGTAACTGTCTCTTGCATACCAGTGTAAACATTATGTTTACGGACGTCTATTTCCACTGTAATCGATGTATTACCAAACTCAATAACATCACCATATACCTTAAGTATACTGCCTACTTTAACTGGTTTTTTGAATATTAACTCATCGATTTTTAAGGTAACAACTCGTTGTGTATCACAAATTTGGGCTGTGTATGAAGCAGCTGCATCATCAATTAATGATAAGATAGTACCGCCAAACATGTTGTCATGTACTCCAATATCACCTTTTTTACAAATATATGTTGTTATCAATTCCATCAAAATAAATCATCTAATTCTTTAGGACACTCAGAAATGATATGCTTCTTAACAAATCGTTTCCACCAATTAAATAATCTCATCAACCATTCCATACTTAAGTGCTTCTTCGGCTGTGAAATACCAATCACGTCTTGACTTCTTAACATCGTCTAATTGTTTTTGAGACACAGTTGAGTTTAATAATAAAACTTCATCATACTGTTTCATTATACGATTACATTCATCTAAATCATCTTTAATAATAGATAATTTATCAAATTGAGGGTAACTATTTAAAGCTTCATGGTACATAAATGTAGCATACTTACTTGCAAATCGTTGCCACCCAGCAGCAAATATTGGTAACCCCATTGACATAGCGTAACCATAACAGTAAGTATGAATTGGTGTTCTAGAGGTTTTAATCACACCTATTAAAGCAAAACCATCATAAATTACTCCACCAAAACTATTAATAACTAACTTAATCGGTTTACGTTCAAAGTCTTTAGAGACTGAGTCTTGCTCATCATCATATTCATTAGCATCTAAAATAAATTGAATTACTTCCTCAACACTCTCATTATCAATATCATTACTTAAAATAATACTTCTAAATTGATCTTCTCTATCAAAGTATCTATTTTTTCTGCTAGTCATTATCTATGTTTTTTAGGTGTACATTGATGATTAAGTTGATTTTTGCCTTTGTTAACTCGTTTAGTTTGTTTATACATTGTCTGCTGTCTATCACTATGATGTTTATAGTTATAGCCTTTTTGAGGGGCAGAACATGAAGCTAATACAGCTACAATTAAAAATAAAATTAGTTTTTTCATAATATTTCCTCCCATTCTGGTTCTTTAATTTCTTGTAAAAATAATATTGCTTCACCTTCTTGATACACTTGATCTGACTCAGTATATTCTTTCCATAACTCAATAAGATCATTTCTTACTTGACCTCCATTTAAATTATCTACAAA